AATTCCATGGTGATGTCATTACGGCTCATGGCCCAGTTGCCAATAAACTCATACTCTGAGAACCAACGGATCAGTTCACCATTGCCCCAGGGCGGCACAGTGGGCTCGGGTGGGCATGAATCAATCATGGCATCCAGCCATTTCTTTTTGTGCTTTTCTTCGAGAAATTTCACAAGGTCGTTGAAATCTTTTTTTAGCACAGGCACAAACTCACTAATAAAGCAATGCGGAGTCAAGCGTTCAAAGCCCAGGGCATTCTTGATACTTTCGTAATAGCCCCAGCTATGGCGTTCATTTTCCAACACCATGAAGTTGAGTTTACCGTCCTTGAAGGGTTCATAGTCCTTGATCAACAAACAATCGCAGTCATGCATGATCATGAGATCATAATCCAACATGTCTAAAAAAGCAAACTTGATGGCCTGCTGACGCAACCAGTATGTTCTGTAGTCCCCGTCAAACACCCAGTTGTTGACTTCGGGGTATAGTCTATAAATTTCTGAATCTGGTGCGTAGTCAAAGTTTGATGTGTCCACACCGTATTGTTCAAACACTGTCCACAGTTCATCTCGGGGCACAGGGCTGGCAATACAAGTTCTATCCACACCAATAAGATGTCGGGTAAATTCTGGTTGCAGGCTCATGATAGCATGAGGCACACGATATCGTGCCAGGTATAAAATTTTTGCTGATGTCATAAAGTCCTTTAATTTTGATTACAGGTGCTAACACATTGATATGGTCTGCCTTGAGCAATGCTAGAGTTTGACCATGCTTGCTCTATAGACTCAAACCATTCTAAACAATGCTCAAGTGAATATTCAAGTGCGTTATTTTCTGTTACCATTGGAGCAAGTTCTTTATTGCCCGGGTGATTCATGCTCAACGGATAAAATCCCAAATAACAACAAGGGTACACTGTGCCGTCAGCAGCCAGGTATATCTCTCTAGCAACTTTGTGGCGGCAACGTAGATTGAGTTCGGGAGTGTCTTTTTTTATTTTCACAGTTTTGCTATCAAACCAGGTGATATGACTCTGCAACATATCCTTGATGGGTGGCACATCACCGGCAGGGCCTAACCAATGTGAAAACTCTCCTGTACGAGTGTAGACCGGTCCGGCATCTCTACCATCATAGATGTTTTCGAAACTAATAAATCCCATTTCTTTAGCAAGTCGTCGACATTCTGCTTCTTGATGTCGATTGTGTTCAAATGGCACAAACCGCCAGATAGCGCGACCACCAGCCGCAATATAGGCCTGCGCATTTTGTATTATGCGATTCCAATCGGTGTCTTGTCTATACTGTACGTGAGTGTCTGCTAGGCCATCAAGTGCAAACCCAATTGTGACATTAGGCGATGCAAGTTTCTGCCACCAAGTCTTGGTACGGAGACTGCCGTTGGTGTTGATGTTCACTGTGATATTGTGTGACACAAGATACTCAACTATTTCTAATGCGTCCCTTGCTGATGCAAAATCCCCAAGGTTTCCATTAAAATTCACATGGTCAATAGTTTTGAGAATGTCAGGAGTCAGTATATGTTGAATATCCTCAAGGGTTAGTTCAGTATCTGGATATCCAGAGTTGTAATCAACTCCTCGATAGTTTCGCATACACATGGGACAACGAGCATTGCATTTTGTTGTGAGTTCTATGTGTACACAGTTGATCTCTGACAATTTAAGCATGCAGATATTTATAGGCGTAGTTTTTGATAAATATCTTTATGCAAACTGAATTTGTTATGGCTGTGTGTGATGTGTATGTCAAGTGGAAACAAGGCGACCCACCACGTTATAGATGTTATGTGAATGACGAATTGTTCACAGAACGCTCTTGGATTTGGCATGACCGGTATCTTGAAGAACATATTCCAATCCAGGCTGAGCCAGGGCACTATAATATACGATACGAATTGGTTGACCCTGAATATGCCAGGATCAAAGTTCATAATTTGCGTGTGATTACTGGTCCGGGCACGGTAAATGATAAAGGGTGTGTGCATATCCATGTCACTCAAATTGCCCAATGAGAGCTAGAGAATTCGTTGTAGAAACTGGCACTACAGCCGGTGGTATAGCGCCAGTTTCCATGCCTATGGGCACGGTGTCAAGAAATGGCGGATCTCTGTTGACAGGTAAATATGTAACGAGTTCGGATCCCACACCAAACACGCCCAAGGAATACAAAAGGAACAAACATGCTCGCGGACAGTTTAAAAATTCTATTAGCAACTGAATATGCTTTCAGTATCAAGGCTCAACTGTTCCATTGGAATGTGGAGGGTCCTGACTTTGCACAGATGCATGAGTTTTTTGGCGAACTGTACGAAGAAGTCTATGACGGTAGCATAGACAAAACAGCAGAATACATTCGTGCCTTGGGCGACTATAGTCCTGGCAGTTTTGAACGCTTTAGTGAACTAAGCATTATCAAAGGACAAACCAAGATACCACGTGCCCGTCTCATGATCGAAGAACTGTTGGCCAACAACACCCAACTGCTTGATCTACTCAACGAAACATTTGCCACGGCTGAACAAGAAAATCAGCAGGGCATTGCAAATTTTATAGCAGAACGCATTGATGCTCATCAAAAGCATGGCTGGATGCTGAGAAGTTTCTTGAAAGACGAGCGAGCATGACCGATCCAATCTATAAGATCATCGAGCGCCTGGCCTTGATTGAGGGCAAGATAACCCCGGTTAATGTCAAGCACGGACTAAACAAACAACAACAAGGTGTGCCTCAGTTGCCTGCCTTGCTGAAACCACGCAATATCTCCCCCACACTCACAAAGAAGCCATATCAGGCACACCCACTTGATGGCTACATGGTAGGCGAGAATTCATTGGCAGAAGCCATGCAAGAAGTTGAAGAAGACATGGTCAGTCGTGTGAAGGGACAGTTTCGCGACTATTTGGAAAAGTTAGAAAAAGAAAACAAACTTGACAGTCACCTGGTTCGCAAGGCCAAGCACGATTTGAAAATTGGCGACGACGGCGAAGTAGATGAAGACGATTATGAACCAGACATGACTGGTGATTTAGAACAAGATATTAAAAACAATCCTGGCACTGCATTAGGAACTGGCATAGGGTTAGGACTACTAGGTATGATAGAAAATGCCACCTGGGATTCAGACGTGCAACCCATTGGTGACCCTGCTGACACAGAAGTGGCACACGGCGTTGAAGATCACATAGCGGCCTCAGTTGCCGCACCTGCAGAACCCATGGCTGAATATGGTGCTCCAGCAAGAACATACACCCTGGAAGATGGCACATGCCTGGAAGCCTATGGTGATGATGATAACGGTTATGAAGTACGCCATGGCGAACGTAAGTTGCCCACAAGATTCCCCCGCATTGACCATGCTGACATGGCAGTGAAACTGTTTCAAAAGCGCAGACAGAAACAGGACTTGTCCCAAGATTACATAGAAGAACGATAATATGATAATAGACCAATTATTCACACCCAAGCCCCTCAAAGAAGGTGGTCCATACGACTTGCCAGGCAAGGACTATGATCGTCCTGGCGACACACCACGCAAACAATCCAGCGGTGAAAACAATCCCTATCCTTACAGTCCAGAAGAGGACGATGACTACTTCCGTGAAATCTTCCGCAAGAAGCGTGAGGCCAAGGCCAAAGATCAAGGTGTGGCGGAAAAAGCAGGTGATCTAAGACCCAAACTAGGCACCGCACGTGACAAAGGCAAAAGCGTTCGTAAGTGGCGCAATGAGCGTGGTCTAGACGAATCCAAGCCTCTCCAAAACAGCCAAGTATACAGCCCAGGGCACAAAAGCCTAAGTGAAGCACTAGAACTATACTTTGGAAAAAACTCGAAGCCTATATCAGAAGGCAATCGCAATAACCAACTTAGGTTAATGGAAGAAACAATCTTTAGAAATGGTTATGCATTTGCCCGTTTATTGGTTGAAAAAAATCTAACTAAAGATCAAGTTCTACAACTATTCAAAGATGTAGAACAAGGTGCCACTGCCGCAGGCGGCAACCGCACAGGTCTAGGCAAAGCCAAAGATGCCACAACTCAAGCAATTGGCAGTGTACAAAAAATGTTGTCCGGTGCAAAAAAATGGGTCAAAGAACGTCCCACATATCAAGCGGTTGACACAGAATACAACAGAGCCATGACAGCACTGGGCAAGGTCGGCGGCGAGTCTGGTGAAGCAAATGCCGTTGCCAAAGCCATTTACAAATATCGCGATATAGCCAAAAAATATCCAAGAGCCACTGGACTTGCCAAATGGGCAATTATCTCCGCCGCAGGCTTCTTAACTGGCGGCCTAGGCGGAGTAGGCGTGTCTGCTGGCCTGGCTGCAATAGACTCTGCACTCAAAGATAATGAAATTATTGACATCGTGAAAGACGCAGGGTATGCTGCCGCAGTCGGTGGTGCAATACAAGGTGCTGGCCAATTGGCCAGCATGGCGTCTGATGCATATTACGGAATGCCAAGTGCCAGTGAGATTGCTGCCAACAATGCAGCCTTGGGCGATTGGAACGATACAGATATCCCCGGTGGCCCGGCCAGCAACATCAACGGATTGGATTTGCCACCAAATGACGTTTCTCCTCTCACAGCCGATGGTAGCCCTAATATTGTGGGACCTGGTGCCGAAGCACTAAGTCCAGAAGAAGCTGCAAAAGCGGCGGCTCAGGCCAAAGCATATGGATTTGATGGCGATGTCACATTGGATCAACTCAACCAAGCCATCATGCAAACAGCCGAGCCAGGCACTGTGCCGGCTGATTACAGTCAACTGGGTGCAGGTGCAGACACAGGTGGTAGCACATATACTGTGACCGCTGATGATGTCAAAGGACTTGGAAAAATTGCACAGGATAATGGACTCACTGCAAAACAATTATGGGATGCCAATCCTCAGATCACCGATCCAGACAAAATTTTTGTTGGTCAGGAAATTAACATGCCTGCAGCCAGCGGTGAACCAGTGCAGAATGTGTGGCAAGATTGGGACGGCCCCACTAAACCCACTGCACCAGCAGTTGAGCCAGGTCCTGGTGACGATGTGCCAACATTGTCAACTCCAGCTGGTGGCAAAATTGACTACACCGCGCCTGGTCCAGAAAGCACAGACAGCCTGGGACAAAAATTAGAGTATGGTATTCCTGTCAACGACAAGGGTAGTTTTGTACCGCCAAACTCCAGTTTGCCTGCTGAAGAACTTGCCAAACAAACAGCCGCATACAATTCATGGCTAGCAGACTTCATGAAACGTTTTCCAAATGCCACACCGGGTCCTGACGGGTCTATGTTGACTTTTAAACCAGGCCTGGCACCCATGTATCCCGGTATGACACCAAAGACATTTGAAAGTGTCAAGTTCAAAATTATTCCGGCTGAACAATTAATTGACCAGAAACTAACAGTATTAAACTGGGCATTGAATGAAAGTGTTAATCGCAAGGGTCACCAAAGTGTACATTTAACAACCAAGGGTGTGCGTACTGTATTTGAAAACATTGGTCGTTGTCGTCGTGCATACTTGAAAGAATATGTTGGAGCGCCCACTGCCGACTACGGTCATCCCACAGCAGCCGGCGCACCAGCCAGTGCCACTGCCGGGCAAGGCAAACCACAAGGTTGGTTTGGAAAAACTTTAGATACCATTGGCAAAGGTGTTGACAAAGTTGGCAACTATGTCAGCAATGTTGGACATAATGTTATTACCAAAGTCACAGCTGATAAACTCAACAACATGTGGAATCGTGCCGGTGAGCCATATGACAGTGACCGATTGTATCAGTTGTTGACCACCGATTGGGGTGTTCCAAAACAAGTTGTTGATAGTGTATTCAGCAACATGAGTATTCCTTATACAGCAACAGTACAGCCTGGCACACAAGCAACAGATGCTGGCGTCAACCCTGTTAAAGGCACAGCATCAAGATCAATGCCTTGGGTAGGAACTAATCCTGCTACAGGAAAACCTTGGACTGCTGGAGAAATAAGAGACCGAGGAACAACTAGAAGAAACGCTGACTTGGCCGCGCAAACAAGACAAGTTGCAGGTGATATGGCGGCGGATCCTAATGCAATAGCCGTTATGAAAACTGATTCGTTAAAAGATCTTGCCGCTCAAGAACTACCAGCCGGTGCTACTAGTGCCACACCAACTGTTGCCGGCACAAAAACTACTACATCACCATCTTTTGCACCAAGTTTTAGCAGTAATCCTACAGATATGAAAGTAACTTATGGTTCAGGATTCAAACCAACAACTGCTACATTACCAGCTGGTGGCGGTGCAGGTGTAAAAGCAGCCGCTCAAACAAAACCAGGGTTTTTACAAACAGCAACAGATAAAATTGCAGCCAAAAGTAAAACACAATCAATGAACTCAAATGATACACAAGCCGAGATTAAAGCAGGGCTTGATGCTAGAAGGAAAGCAGGGTTAAGTGCTTACGAAAGTAAAGCAAACGAGGCTCGCATTGCCATAGCACTGAAAAAGCCAGTAGCAGAAATGTTACAAATGGTCGAAACCAAAGAAGATGTACAAAAGATCAAGCAGTTTGTTGATCAAACGTTTACCCGATACGGTGCTGTGAATGAATCAGCATTTGCCGTGCGTAACCAAATACTTGAACACGTGACACAAACCGGTGCTCAACGTCGTAGAGAACACAGCCAGCGAGTGGCCCACTAACTCAGCCTTAGGACCGAGTGGGCGGCTTCTGCCTCGGATCAGGAATTCGCTACTCCTGATCGAAAGTGAGCACTAATCACATTAGCGGCATGGATGTGTGCAGGAGTATCAAAATGATTACCTTGTATTCGAACATACCCTTGTGCTTCACACCAGGGCACAAATCCCTCTTCATCAAAAGTCACAATTTTAGTTTGGTCTAGACTAGAAATCATTGCCCCTATATATTCATCAGGTTCTTGATACCAACAACTGTGTAATATTTCGTTGTTGTCAAACAAGAACACATAAGGTATATCACGTGATTGTAAAAAACTTTGTACCAATACCATCTCTTTAAGGGTAGTACTTACCCCAGTGTATTCCCATTTACCTGGTCCTTGGTACCAATGTTCTTCAAACCCTGATCCTGATTGATATGTGTTTAAGTTTGTGGCGGCCCAACCGTGTTCTGTTCTAAACTCTGATCGTGTGGTACTAGTCCAAGATACTAATACCATATCATTATGATAATCGGGATAGGTTAAAATCTTCCTGGCTATTTTGCTGTTTGATGTCAGAGGCTTGGCCTGTGAATCATAAGCAAGGCTCATTTGATCGGCAATAATTTTTGGATATGGCACAATAGTTTTGTTAAAGGCCATGATAGGACTAGAACCAAATGCTATTAATCGATTCATGGGTACTCCTGATCCAACCACGACCTTGATATCTTACCCGATGGACTAACAGGTATAGTGTCAACTTGATTGATCATAGCAACACGACAGTGGGTTTCTAGTGTTAGTAAAAATTGTACAATGTCTTGCGAATCACAGGAACCTGTGTACAAACATTTTACAGAATTCGAACCAAATATTACACAATGTTCTAGCCCTGGCACACCGGCAAGCAATTGTTTTTCTAAACTTTCAGGATTGAGTTTTTTACCTCGGATGTTGATCTGATCTCTATGCCGACCTAATATACGATAGTATCCTTGCTCATCCCTTTGTGCCAAGTCACCTGTGTTGTACCATCCGGGTTGAAACACACAAGGGCCTTGTATGTACAATTGACCATCTACTATGTCTGCCTCAATACCATCAGGAAATCCCACAGTACCCACTCGCTGTTGGCCATGCAAGGGATTGGTGAAACAATGACTCAATGCTTCAGTCATACCAAATGCTTCACATACTGGCACACAAAATCTATCAACCAACTGTTGATACAATTCATTTGGCAAGGGCGCACTTGCCGATCTTACAAAACGCAAGTGATCAAAATTCAACTGTGCGACCACACGTAACACATCTGGTACAGCGGTCACAAATGTAGGACTGTATTCAGGCACCTGCCTTATGTCCTGTACTTTGAGAAAATGCATTTCGCATTGTGCTTGTTGTGCGGCCCAATAAAATCCTTGGCCATGTGCATGCCATAATGGCATTATGCTCACGTATCTATCATTGGCAGAGATATCGTAACTGCTACAAATGGTTTTGGCAGTGATATCTATTTGTTCTTGTGTGAAACTGCAAAACTTACTGTCACCTGTGGTTCCGCTGGTGTACCAAAACACACGTTCGTTGCCGTAATCACCGCCACTTCTGTGTTGGATACCTTGATCAGTAATTAAAATACTCCAGTCTGCGGCACCTAATAAATATTTTTGTCTAGACAACACCGCAGAGGGATTCACAATCATAATACTGTAATCATCAAGTTCATGCATATGATCTTGTGGATTCTCTACACAAAGTACGGCTCGTTTCATGACTGTACTTATAAACACAAATTAACAAGGAAAAACAATGTTTCAACCCAAATGGATCGAACGTGCCATGCGAAGCATGGGCAAGGTAGTGACCTGGAGAATTCTAGTAACCATAACCAATTTTATCGGTGGCTGGTTGGCCAGCGGTAGTTGGCAAGTTGGACTGGGTGTGGTAAGTTTTGCCCTGGTAGTCAACAGCATCTTGTACTATTTTCACGAACGTACCTGGAATCAATTAGATTGGGGCAAAGAACCCAATCAGACACCAGAAGTTTGATTGCCAAAGCACTTGCTATTTAGAACTTAAACCTGTATAATTTAGTTTTTAGGAGACATCATGTCAGCAAAAACGTTCAACGGCGATCAAAAGATCAAACTTACTCAAATCATCAACGAGGGCATGCAGGTCATGCACGAAATTGATACGCTTCAAGGTGGACTCAATGACACCATCAAAGCAGTAGCAGAGGAACTGGAAGTCAAGCCTGCTATACTGAAAAAGGCCATCAAACTAGCACACAAGGCCACGTTTGGCCAAGAAAAACAAGATCACGAAACTCTAGAAACTATTTTGGAAACTGTGGGCAAAACTCTCTAAATGTATTCTGTATTTCAACACTGGGATCCACTAAAGGTCTGTGTGGTAGGCCGTAGTTATCCACCAGAATTTTATTCATGGATCCAAGACTCAAACACACGACAACGATTTGAACAGTTAGCAGAAGAAACCGAACAAGATTATCAAGCCCTAGTAAATTTATTACAGAGCAAGTTCGGAATTCGTGTATTGAGGCCTCAACTATCTGAGGATTCTAGTAGATTGAAATGCCACGGTCGCTGGATCGCACCACCTGTTGCCCCCAGAGATTTCTTTGTGATGATTCACAACCAGTTATGGATTCCAAGAATCCCTAATCATGTTTATGCAAAACGAGCATTTGCAAATCAGAGCGACCTTGATCTAACTACATTTCAAACACATGACCTTGACCAACATCGTGCCAAGTTGGCATGCTATCAAAACATTTTTCAAGATGTTGCCGATCAAGGTAACCAACTGCAATATACCGATCTTGATGTTATATCTGGTTGCTTTGTAAGCAGAATTGGTCAGGATTTGTATTTTGCCACGCAAAGTTATGATGAAGATCAACGCCGATTATTAGATCAAGTTAATCAACAGTTTCCCAACACACGAAATAGAATTGTCAATGCCGGTGGACACGGTGATTCTACCTATTGTCCAGTTACTCCGGGGTTGATTATAAGTCTACGTGATGTTCCTACCTATGCCAATACATTCCCAGGTTGGGAAGTGGTTTACTTGCCACCATCAACTTATGCTGATACGAATGAATTTAGATCCAGCATGCGACTCAACCGAGGACGTTGGAACATACCGGGATTTGAATCAAATCCTAATCTAGTACACATGGTAGATCACTATTTTGATTCGTGGGTAGGCAATGCCAGTGAAACAGTTTTTGATGTTAACATTCTAGTGATAGATCAAAAAAACATAATAGTAACCAGCCACAATGATCAAGTGGAGGAGTCCTGTGCTAGGCACGGAATTGAAGTGCATGTTGTACCATTTAGGCACAGATATTTCTGGGACGCCGGAGTGCATTGTATCACAAATGATTTGAGTCGTGAAGGCAAAATTAACAATTACTTTGCTGACACAGATAAGTAACAACGAGTCGCTCACTTAAAGAGCATGTACACGGCTAACCGGCCACAAACGGAGAACAATGAGTTATATTGACGCACTATTTGATCGTGAACACGATCGCATTCATACTGTGGAACGACGCAATGGTGAGCGGGTCTATAGAGAATATCCTGCAAATTATATTTTTTATTATGATGATGCCCGAGGTAAATTCCAAAGCATATACGGCACACCCGTATCAAGATTTAGTACACGCAATAATAAAGAGTTCCGCAAGGAAGTCCGCGCTCACAGCCATAAGCCGATTTATGAAAGCGACATCAATCCAATCTTTAGATGCCTTGAAGAAAACTACAAAGACCAAGATGCGCCTGAACTTCACACAGCGTTTTTTGACATTGAGGTGGCGTTTGATAAAGATCGTGGCTTCTCACCTGTATCAGACCCTTTTAATCCCATTACTGCGATTTCAGTCTATCTAGACTGGCTGGATCAATTGGTCACTCTGGCTGTGCCTCCCAAACATCTAAGTTGGGATACAGCACACGAACTGGTCCGAGACTTTGAGAACACCATCTTGTTTGCTGACGAAGCAGACATGATCAAAACATTCCTTGACCTAATTGACGATGCAGATGTGTTGAGTGGCTGGAACTCAGAAGGCTATGACATTCCTTATACTGTGAACAGATGTATTCGTGTGCTGAGCAAAGACGACACACGTAAATTTTGTTTGTGGGGGCAACTGCCCAAGAAGCGCATGTTCGAACGATTTGGTGCTGAGAACGAAACTTATGACTTGATTGGTCGTGTGCATATGGACTATATGCAACTGTATCGCAAATACACATATGAAGAACGCCACTCATACAGTCTGGATGCTATTTGTGAATACGAACTAGGCGAACGCAAGACACAGTTCGAAGGTACCCTGGATAGTTTATACAATCAACACTTCAAGACATTTATTGAGTACAACCGCCAAGACACTTTGCTGATTGGTAAACTGGACAAGAAACTGCGCTTCTTGGATCTAGCCAATGAACTGGCACATGCCAATACTGTACTATTGCAGACCACTATGGGTGCTGTGGCTGTGACTGAGCAGGCCATCATCAACGAAGCGCATGAACGTGGCATGGTTGTACCCAACCGCAAGCAACGACTCACAGACGAAGACACACAGGCCGCAGGTGCTTATGTGGCCTACCCCAAGAAAGGTGTGCATGAGTGGATTGGATCAGTTGACATCAACAGTCTGTATCCATCAGCAATTCGTGCTATGAACATGGGACCAGAGACTGTGGTAGGACAACTGCGTCAGACTATGACAGATAGATTGATCAAAACCAATATGGCCAAGGGACAGAGTTTTGCGGCAGCCTGGGAAGGTATCTTTGCTAGTTTAGAATACACAGCCGTGATGAATCAAGAGCGTGGAACTGAGATCACAATTGACTGGGAGTCTGGTGAAGAGTCAGTACACTCGGCCGCTGAGATCTGGAACATTATCTTTGACAGCAACCAACCTTGGATCCTCACTGCCAATGGTACTATTCTTACATTTGAGAAAAAGGGTATCATCCCTGGCTTGCTAGAGCGTTGGTATCGTGAACGACAAGAACTACAGGCTCGGAAGAAAGAAACAAAAGATGCCAAAGAAATTGCATTCTGGGACAAGCGTCAGTTGGTTAAGAAAATTAACCTCAACAGTCTCTACGGGGCTATTCTTAACCCGGGCTGTAGGTTCTTTGACAAACGTATTGGACAGTCAACAACACTTACTGGTCGTTCAATTGCCCGGCACATGGACGCTCATCTTAATGAGCTCATCACAGGCGAATACGACCATGTGGGAAAAGCAGTTATATATGGTGACACAGACTCGTGTTATTTCTCCGCATGGCCGGTCCTCAAGAAAGAAGTTGAAGAAGGCCGGATGGCATGGTCAAAAGAAACTTGTATTCAACTGTATGACAGCCTTGCTGAACAGGTCAACGAAAGTTTCCCTGGCTTCATGGAACAGGCTTTCCATTGTCCACGGGACATGGGTGAATTGATCAAGTGTGGTCGTGAGACTGTGGCAGATCGCGGCCTGTTCATTACCAAGAAGCGTTATGCTGTCAACGCTATCGATATTGAAGGTAAACGACTTGACGTCAACGGCGCAATTGGCAAAACCAAGGCCACAGGACTGGACCTAAAACGATCAGATACCCCCAAAGTAATTCAGGACTTCTTGTTAGAAATTCTAAATAAACTACTTGCTGGTGCAGGTAAGGATGAGATTGTGGAACGTATCCGTGAATTCAAATACGAGTTCAAAGAGCGTCCAGGTTGGGAGAAAGGTTCACCCAAGCGTGTGAACAACTTGACCAAGTACCAGGCAGAAGAAACTCGATTGGGAAAAGCAAACATGCCAGGACATGTGCGAGCCGCAATCAACTGGAACAACATGAGAAAGATGAACAGCGACAATTACTCGATGGCTATTGTTGATGGTATGAAAACTATTGTGTGTAAACTCAAGTCAAATGCCTTGGGCTGGACCAGCATTGGTTATCCTACAGACGAGCAACGACTACCCGCATGGTTTACTGCGTTGCCGTTTGATGATTCGGAGATGGAAGCCACTGTGGTGGATGGCAAGGTTGATAACTTGTTAGGTGTGCTAGATTGGGATCTAGCATCAGCAACCAACACAGAAAATACATTTACTAACTTATTTGACTTCGAATGAAACTAAGTGATATTGTTGCAAGTTTAAATTTACTTGATTCACTGGATGTTGCAAGTGAATGTGCTACAGCCACAGGCACGTTGAACCACATTGCACATGTGGTGACTGAACATGCCAACCCATATCAAACTGCTAGAGATGTTATAAAAACACACAATGAATTGATCAACAACATTGCAAAATTTTCTGCACAAGTTGAAAGTTTAAAACAATATTTCAAAGATGAAATTGCACAACATGAACAAGAGTATTTAGATCACAGCCTCTATCTGTATAGAGAAGAATACAAACACAATTCTCCAGATGTTATTCTAAATAGACGCATGCGGATAGACGATGATGATGATTTAATGTTGCGAACCCGTCTTAAAAATCTAACCGACTGGCGATTACCCGGCATGATCATCCGCCCGGGTGTAGAAAATTACATTGAAGAAATGGTACCATTAGATCCGCTGTATGTGGTTGACCATGATCTAGAACTGATGCATCCAGCGATCAGCAAGTTCACCCCAGAATACCAATTTAGACTACGTGAGTATGTGATCAACGATTGGGCAGATGGGCCCATACTAGATAAATTACCCAACAACCAATTCGGTACAATATTTGCCTATCATTATTTCAATCACAAGCCCATGCCGATAATTTGTAAATTTCTAACCGAATTTTATGAAAAACTAAGGCCCGGTGGCAGTGTGCTTATGACTTACAACAATTGCGATCTAGCACACGGAGTAATTCGTGCTGAACATACATGGATGTTGTACACTCCACGACGCTTGATCGAACAGCATGCTATCGAAACAGGATTTGAATTAATCAATGCTCACGATGGCAAGGGAGATGTCAGTTGGCTAGAGTTACGCAAGCCCGGAGATATTGTTTCCTTGCGAGGCGGACAGACTTTAGCCAAAGTACTTGCAAAAACAGATTGAAACCTGTATACTTAACACTTAGGAGAAAATTATGAGAGATTACTTGTTAGACTTGGTAGAACACACTTACGACCTTGGTTGTATTGATCTGGTTAAAATTGTTGGTGACACCAGCAAGAGCGAAATTGTTGGCTTGGCAGAAGATTTGAGCGTGGTCATTCGCGGCAACTTTCACAATCCTGTGGCAGACTTTGTGGGCACATTTGGCATGCCTAACTTGGGCAAACTAAAAACTTTGTTAAACTTGCAAGAGTACCGGGAAGATGCCAAACTTGCTATCACCAAAGGGTCAACTGGTGAACCAGATGGCATCAATTTTGAAAACAAAATTGGCGACTTTAAAAACAACTACCGTTTTATGACATCGGGTGTGGTAAGTGAGAAATTGAAGACAGCCAAGATTCGCCCTGTCACCTGGCACATTGAGTTTGAGCCAACCAATGCGGCTATTCAGCGAATGAAGTGGCAAATGAGTGCCAACGCAGAAGAAGTCAACTTCCAGGCCAAGACTGAAAACGGTGAACTCAAGTTTTTCTTTGGAGATCACTCTACCCACTCGGGTAACTTTGTGTTTCATCCAGGTGTAAGTGGTCAATTGAAACGTGCCTGGGCCTGGCCTGCCAAACAGTTTGTAAGCATCATGGACTTGACTGGTGACAAGAAAGTACGCATCTCGGATGATGGTGCCGCAGAAATCACAGTTGATTCTGGACTGGCAGTTTATCAATATCTGTTGCCAGCACAAAGCAAATAATGTCTGTTGCATTTTTTAAGCAGGACTACGATAATAACGAATATACCCTTGGCACTTGCTATGCTCGAGATGATTTTTCGTTTATGTGGATTCCTATTGAAAAAAATGCATCTAAGGTTATTAGATCTGCATTAGTACCCAATGACTTCAATGAATATAACTTTCATGAACTAGAAAAGTACAATGTACCGTCAGTAATCATAATGAGAGATCCAATCACTAGATGGATCAGTGGACTAGTTGAATACCTGTTGTTAGTGTATCTTGATGCCACACAGTCATTAAACAACATGACTAGACACAATATCACACCCGATATTGTGTTTGAACAAATTGCCTTTGATTCTCACACCTTCCCACAGTCTTGGTTCTTGAAAGGACTAGACTCACATCGTGATTTTATCTGGTTTGATGACCGAGAAAAATCACAGTTTGTACAAACTGTTTCTAAATATTTCTCTCAAAAGGGTATAACAAACAGTTGGAAGTACGAAGATTTTTTAGATCCTGCCGAAGACATTGTGCAAAAGCAACAACTAACTCAACAGTACACTGACCTGTTGCAAAACAATTCAGACCTGTTGCAAAAGGTTAAAAATTTTTACGCAGAAGATTATGCGTTAATCAACTCAATAGAATTTTATAAATGATAAATGAAACATGGACTGGTTGGCAACTATCTGATTTCAAGCAGAACAATACCTCTTGGATACGCCATGACAACACAACTGATACTGATTATATCTATATTAATATTCCAAAAAATGCTAGTAGTTGGATGAAAAATAATTTTGGAGGTTGGTTTTATAATTTTAGAACCAAACAGTTCAATCAAACAGTTCTACCCGAGACGGATCCTGAGATAAAATCTATACTGCAAAATTCAAACCCTCCCGTCTATATAATTATTCTGAGAGATCCGATTGATAGATGGCTATCTGGGGCGGCGCAAGTATTTTTTGAGTGCCCTCCTGACGATCCTGAATTTTTTATGAATTACTCAGACGATTTAATTTTTAATACAATTGTGTTTGATGAACATACTGCACCTCAAACAATGTTTTTGAAAAACGTAGATCTTTCTCAAGTGGTATGGTTTGATTGTACAGATAATTTAACAGATCAACTTGTAGAGTGGTCTCAAGGTAAATTTAATATCAACCCTAAACCTGCAAGCAACTATGCAGAAAATGTTTATAAAATATCAAAACTAAACAAACCGCAACATCTCAATAATATTCCATTGCGTCTCAACTGGATTGATAACTTGTCAAATTGGACCATGATGCAATGTATAGATGCGTTGAAACATAGACTATTCGGCAATGCTGAACATGTAAACAAACTCAAAGAGTTTTACAAAGATGATTACACTCTAAGAGGATCAGTGGAATTTTATGGTACAAGATAATTTAACCGCCAAGCAAAACGACTACGCTGTGTTCCTTCCGGCCATCAGCGGGTTCTATGCTACATTCATAGGCAAGCAAAGGAATGAACCATATGTGGATCCGGCTCGACTTCCTCAGGGCATTACGGATATGGAGCAACTTAACTGGCTCAACAGCACCAAAGCCCTTTTCCCCTACAAGTGGAGTCTATACTCAGGTGGACATGCAAATCTTGACCTTGCTAAACAAGACTGGTCAGAAGACATGGTGCGGTCCCGAGAGCCTGGAACGTTTATACTGGGAGACTCTGGAGGGTTCCAGATTGCCAAGGGTCTTTGGGAAGGTGATTGGAAAGCCAACTCGGGTTGTGCTAAGGCTCAAAAGAAAAGATCACTTATCTTAAACTGGTTAGATAGCGTTGCTGACTATGGTATGATCTTGGATATTCCCACATGGGTCATTCATGACAAGAAGGCGTCGGCGGCTTGTCAAATTACCACACTGCAAGAAGCAGTAGACGCTACCAAGTTCAACAATGACTACTTCATGAAGCATCGTAAGGGTGTGGCAAATGGTGGTGCCAAGTTTTTAAACGTGCTACAAGGTGACAATCACACGTCAGCAGACCAGTGGTATGAGACCATGAAGGAATACTGTGATCCTGTCAAGTACCCAGACACTCACTTTGACGGTTGGTCAATGGGTGGACAGAACATGTGTGACGTACACCTGGTGCTTCGCAGACTGGTAGCCTTACGCTATGACAATTTACTTCAAGAGGGCCGACATGATTGGATGCACTTCTTGGGAACCTCCAAACTGGAGTGGGCTGTTTTATTAACTGTAATCCAAAGGGCTGTAAGAAAATATGTCAATCCGCAATTCACCATCTCGTTTGACTGCGCCAGTCCGTTCCTTGCAACAGCAAACGGACAGGTCTACTTTGAAAATGTCTTTGAACACGATAGCAAATGGTCGTATCGCATGGCTCCTTCAGCCGACGATAAAAAATATTCCACAGACACACGAAAGTGGGGAACAGGCGTAGTAGCAGATGGTATCTATCCACGCTGGGAAGATTCACCCATAAGTGACTTGTTAAAGATGAAAGATATTTGCATCTACAAACCCGGCGATCTAAATAAGATTGGCAAAGAAGGCAAGACATCATGGGACAGTTTCTCATATGCTTTGCTCATGGGGCATAATGTTTGGATGCACTTGACAGCAGTACAAGAAGCCAATCGACGTTTTGATGCTGGAGAACATCCTGCTATGATGCGTCGTAGTACCGGAGACTATGCCCGGTTTGAAGACATTGTGGAAGCAATCTTTGCGGCACCAGATCGCGAAACTGCCGACGCTATCGTCGAAGAGTATGACACATACTGGATGGAGATTGTGGGCACACGAGGGTTCAAAGGCAAGAAGACCAAGAATGCCCGCACTCAATTCAATGCATTGTTTGAATTCGAAGAAACTGACTCTGTACAATCAACCGATGATAGTGTACAATTAGACACATCAGCATTAGATCAATTAGAAAATGAACAGACCTGAACACGAAAACGTCAACTTCTTTGTAGGCACAGAAGTAGAACACACTCCAGCCTTTGGCAAGAAAACTTTGTTTGTGGTTGATGTTC